CAAGTTTTTTATTCCTTGTTCTTCGCTAATTAGATGTTCTGCACGACCATATGGTGACTTCACAACAACGGCAGCATTTCCCAGTATATGAGTGACTGCACCGCTAACAGTTGTTGACATTTCCCCAGAAACTTGAGTTTTTACACCACTCACGGTAGTTGATACACCAGACATACTAGCAGATAATCCAGTTATTGCTACAGATTGTCCACCTGTTATCGATATACCCTGTGGTGCAGAAATAGCAGTGCCAGACCCTGAAACAATTTCAACTGATTTAGCAAGAATACGGAGTTTGCCGCCAATCTGCAGATAATAATCGCCGTCTATAGTTTCATACTTGTCGCCATTTACATAAGTTCTTTGGTCACCCATAGTAATATCTTGGCGGCTAGAAGTAGATTTTATCTTCGTAGCACCTGTATTTGCAAATTCTAGAGTGCTTCCTGTTCTATGCGAAAGTTGCACACGCTCAAAGCCAAAGGTATCATCTAACTCAAACGCATGCCCAGACTCGGTTTCTGTAACATTGTTGTATGGGAATTTAGCAGCATAACTTGGATAGGCTTCGTCCCACTGACTAGCAGCCGCTGTAGGAATGCCTGTGACTCTGGTCTTTCTTTGTATATCTATGGTTGTATTGGCGATAGATTCGTTTGTAACGCCATCAAACTTACCATCTTTCTCGCCGCGAACTGGTCTTGCAAGCCTTGATATTGTAGGCTCGTTTAGATATTTTGGATATCTTGAAGGATCCTCGTCTGCGATCCTTATTCCCTTTGTATCTTTACCAAGCTGCGATGCACCAGTATCTATTTTGCGCGGCATAGCAGCATTGCGTTTATCTGCAGCACTTAATGGGTCACTGAAACCAGCACTAATATCACGAATTTCGTCAGGGATTCCTGGAACAGTTCCCATAATAATTGGATACTGTCCTTCTTCACCGTCAGCAAAGAAACCGAATACCATGGTTCCTTCGGTTGGGGGTTGAACGCTCTTAAGACCATAAGGAACTATCGGGTGCGCCCATGGCAATTTATCTACTGGTATTTGATTTGGACTTTCATTGTGCCAGCCAAAACAACGAACACGGCAACGACCAAGTTCTAGTGGGTCTATTCGATCTTCGACCACACCAAACCACCAAACAAAATTATTTAAACCTAGAAAATCTTTGTTCATGTTAAATTCGCTGGGCTATTTTATGATAATTGCCAGCAGCACCACTCAATGGTGCTGACAATGAGTTTTTAGAAAGTTCTAATACAGTTTGCCATGCATTTGGCGTGATAACATTTCTAACCGCAGAAATTAAATATGTGCCCGAGTAATACTCGTCATAGTTTTGCTGATTGTCTTTGTCAACAGTAAATGCTGGCACTTTAATATTTAAAGTATAACCAACAGAGTATATCGGGTTTCCAGGAACAACACAATGTAGTTCAGTGTTATTTATAGCATCAATTAACATTTTTCTTTGTGCTAATATTTCTTCAACATAAGTGTCGTTAGACCTGACTCGTTTAGAAATAAAATACGGTAAATTTGAATGTCCTTTGTTTGTTAGCCAATATCTAATTTTGGAATCATAAGCAGCGTATAGTGGTTCGTTTTTCTTATTTGGTGTTTCGTTGAAAGGAAAATATCCATCAATCATAACTTGTTTAGTTTGTTCATCTAAAATAGAAATTTCACCTTTAACATATTTCTGTCTAACAAGATCGAGCGTGTATAGTTTTGAACTGTACATGCCTTCTTCAGTTGCTTTGACAATATCAAAATTATTGTTAAATTTAAAACTTTTAATTTTGTTTGTATTAAGATATGGGCTTTCATTTGAGTCTGTTGTATATGCTGCTCTATCATACACCAGTTCACCCAATGAACCACTCTTGTATATGTTTATCAACGATTGAAAGTTAAAGCCGTCCTTGTTTTCATAAAACAAAAACGGTGAGTTAGAATCTCCAAACGATTGCTCTGTTAAATATTGTATTGCGTCTAATGGGTTTTTTCTAGTTAAAGCAAATTCAGTTGGACCCTTAGATTGATCAAATGCTCCTAACTTAGAGTCAGGAATTTGCAAATCGCTTTTGCATATTGCTTTGACATATTCGCGGGTGTTCTTGCCAGAAAATGATCTAGAAATTGATTGTTGATTTGAAAATACTAATTCCTCAGAGCAAAAATGCAACACATAAGTTTGTGTTTGTGAAGCGGGGGATTTTTCTCTGTCGGTAATTTTATAGATTCTAAACAGTTTTTGGTATTTGGTAGTCAATCCAACTTTTTTTAAAACCACATTCAAATACTCGTTTCCATGAATAGCAAATTCGCCCAATAGATTAACACCATCTATTAGTTGAATTGTTCCTGTGATAACATGTTCAAAAATATCTTCATAGATATTAAGCGTATTGAATATTTTTCTCAAATCTGCGTTTTTACCATTAGAACTAATTAGTGTTAGTTCTATTATTTCAACATCATCCGCAGTCTTTGGTGTATTATTAAGCATTTAAAGTTGTTCCAATTTCTTCAGTTATATACTCAATATATTGTGGCTTTAGTATTTTAATTTGTCTTTTTGATTCATTTAAATCTAATTCGTGGTCATAAACATAAACAGGTTTGTATGTTGATGCTATCGTTAATGTTGCAACAGTCGCGCTATTAGCATTGGAATTATTCGCATAAAATGTCACATTTTGAGTGATTGTTGTGTTAGGCGGTTGCGTAATAATGGTGTTAGATGCGTAATTATATTGTTCTAGTGTGACAATGCTTGTATTTGTGGTCGTGGTAGTTGGTCCATCTACTTCTGATAATACCCTTTTAACTTCAAATTCATAATGATGAATGGTTGAATATGCTTCTGCGATAGAAGTATACCCATACTGTTTAACAATTTTTTCTTCTAGAGCATCTATGGGTAATGGTAACTCAAATAATGGATCGTTAATTTGGTTAACCAATATGATTATCCAATGAAGTTCTGGATCTCCATATTGTTTGTAAGCGATTGTTTCTGGCGTATCTGTATCTTCAACTTGATACTTATAAAATGCAGAAGCATTATCAACTATGCTGCTATTAATACTAAATCTTGCAAAAATGTTTGTAACAGCTGTAACTGTTCCTTGGTCTGTAAGATTAAAGGAATATGGGATTTTTGGGAATTGTCTAAAGTACATTAGAAACCTTCTGCTACAGCGTTTTGGTCAATGATTACAGTTTCAGTGAATTTAAGACTTAATCTAATTTCAACTGGTGCGCCAGTATAAAATGTTGTAAACGAACCACCACCAGAATAATCTATGCTAATATCTTCTAGCACGCATTTTTTAGTTTTAAATAAAAATTGATTTGGCATTGCGTGATCTATACCATCATAAAATTCTAACTGAAATTGAGATGGTGGAATAAAGTATCTTCCAGATGTGCCTGCGGAAATTTGTGGTGCTGCTTGATATTTTAATACTTGCAAAATAGTACCGATGGCGCTAGACTCATCTGCATTTCTAGGGATTAATCTAAAATCTAATATAAATTGGCGTAGTGCTGGTGAGTTGTATATTAGTTCCAGTTGTGGATTAACAGTTCTTCCAGTTGCAGCAAACAAACCTAATTTTCTAAAGTTTTCGTTTAATATGTTTTCCGCGATTCTACCTGCTGCTTCGGCGATAAATGGATTCGCGTTTTCTCCTCTACCGTCTGTAGAAGCGAGCGCCTGTGCCGCTAAACCGAAACCACCCAGCGCAGAAGTTAAAGATAATTGATCAAAATTATTTTGATACGAAACTGCTAAATTTTCTGGCATCGTCAATGCAATTGCATAAGTTAACTGCTCGATATTTCTTCTCAGCGCATAATTTGTAAGAATATCTTTTGCTTTAGTTGCAAATGCACCGACATTAAACGTGTCACCCGTTAATTGTGTTAAACTGCTAGAAACCCCACCGAGAAGTTGTTTCGCTTTTTCTGTTACTGCAGTTGCAGCTGGCGAAGCATCAATAGCATTTTGTATACCAGATGCAGCAAATTCTACACCAGAAACAATGCTGTTAGTAGGATCGTCGTTTTCTGTTTGATCGATAGTGCCAACTGCACTTTTGAATATTTTAATGAGGACATATGGCGTAGCATCAGCCTCAATTGTTGCTGGAAATTTTATTAACGAAAGAGCAGAGCGATCTACTCCTCGATTTTGTATATTTGCATTTTCTGTGTTTAATTTATTGTCGGTAACTTGGGGTTTGGTTTGCTCCGCAGAACTAGTTGGAGTTTGCGGTCTAGATGATTCGTTTCTAGCGTTTCTAGTGTCGAAACCAGCTCGAGCGCGCAATGGTTCTAGAGTTGCCATCTCTCGTTCAAATTGCGTTTGACTAATATTCCCTAGACTTCTTTGTGTGGCTAGATTAGTGACTGCTTGGTTATATACTGCAGCTATACCGAGATCGCGACTGGTGGCGCCCATGAATTGTTTTTCCTATAAATACTAGATGGCTTACAGTGGTAAATTTAGTCCTAAAAACTTCAATAAATATTTAGGTGACCCCACAAACATCTGGTACAGATCGCTCTGGGAACGCCGAGTTATGGTGCACCTGGACGGTAACTCAAATGTAATTGAGTGGTCGAATGAAGAAATCGTCATACCTTATTTATCGCCGATTGACAACAAAATACATCGTTATTTTCCAGATTTCTTTGTTAGAATGCGCAATAAAAGTGGGCTGACAGAGGCTATGATTCTTGAGGTCAAACCGCTGATGCAAGCCCAGCCGCCGCAAAAACGAAGCCGAG